ATAGTGTAATTTATTCTAGTTTTCTTCTAGTGACTTGATACGTTCAAGTCTTTTTTCTGTAGCTTTAGCAATTAAACCAAGCACGTAAGATAGTGTAACAATGGCAATCCATAGGATACCAATGACAGCACTAATGAAATAGAATAAGTCCTTTAAATCCATTATTTACCCCCTTCCATTGTTTCCAATACATATCTACCCATAAGTATAGCATCAGCTTCATCATCATTAATACCATGTCCAATTAAGAACATAGTCTCAGCTACAGAGATTGATGTTTGCTTTTGTTCATCCCTTGTAGCTTTCCCTTTACCTAGTCCAAAATGTTTCTTCCAGGTATTAGGGAATACTTGAATAAGGTTAGCTTTAGGTAATTGACCTAGCAATATACCTTGTGCTAGACACAGTTTCTTGACTGTCTTAATGTTCTTTAAGAAGAAAGTATCTTCAATAACTACAGTATCAATACTATAATCTTTATCTAGTTCAGCTACTTTGTCAGCCATCTTTCTTACTCTGACTAACCAATCCTTACCAGTAGGTTTAACAAAACCATACTTAGTAAGTTTATCACCAACATAGAGAGCATAACCAGTGCTTGTAGTTGACACATCAAGAGCCAATATTACTTGTTCTTGTGCTTCCATTTAGTACCTTCTCCTTTAGCCCTTAGATACCTTCTATAAGGCTGTGTAATACCTATATTAAGCTTCTCAGCTAGTTTATAAGCTAGATGGTTCATAGCTATTATTTCATACAAGTCAGCTTGTCTTTGTCTTATCTGTCTTAACCTCTTTGTATAGAATTTTTGCTGAGATGAACCATTCCTATACTCCTTTTTAAGCATCTTGATTTTGTTGTATTCCTTTTCTAAGTCTATGTATTTCTTCATAGCCTTATATGCTTCAGGAGATTTGTCTACTTTGCTTATACCACGGACTCTAGGTAGTTTATCCTTAGAGCCTTTAGGTCTACCACTAGACTTAAGAATTGGTATACACCACCACAACTAATCTATCATTACCACTTCCAGTAGCAGTAATTTGTTTAATAGATTTGTTATTGTTTTTAACTAGGTACTGATTGATTTTAAATTCAACATCTAACAAGTTACCTTGATAGAATTGGACACTATCTTTAGGGTACATACTGATAATATCTTCTTCATTGAACCATTCATTAGTTCCATCAACATTAACAGCATAAGCTCCTTTACCAATGTTAGTAATTACTCCTGGTTTCTTATTAACCAAGACTAATTGACCAAGGCTAAAAGTCAATATTACCACCCCCACAATTAAGTTTATATGGTAGATACTTAGAGGTAACTACCTCATCACCATAATCTTTAGCACTTTCAATAGCTTCTTCAAGAATCTGTAGTTTAGTTTCTTGGTAGTCAGCTAAGTGAATTAGGTAAGACTCAATACACTGTGGTTTCTCTCCAAAGTCTCCATGATGTTGACCAATAATAGCCATCAAACGTAGGTAAGTACCCATAGAATACTTAGTAAGTATGTCAGCTTCTAGTTTAGTAAGAAGGTGAATACCAAACAGTGTATGGGGTACAAATGAGCTATCATGTCTCATACCATTTAAGTATTCAAATGACTTACCAAAGTCATGAATGATACAACCAATGATAAGAGCAGGCATGTCAACACCATTTCTGATGTTATTGTAGAATACATCAGTACTATCCCCACCAAACATAAAGCTACATAGTTGAGAGAATACCTTAACTGTATGAGCAGGTAGATCACCTTCATAAGCATCATGGACACTGACAGCACAATAGCCTTCTAAGAAGCCTGGTGTAGCTTTATTGATTAATTCTACAGCATCATAGATATAGCTAACTACAGGACTTGTGAAGTCTCCTGTGACTTGTGTAAACACATTCTCTAATGCGTTTGCAAATTCAACATAATTACTATAATTAATCTTGCTCATGTTCTTCTACCCCAACTGTAATCTTAAACCCTTCTTTTACATCACCTGTAATTTCATCAATACAATCTGTAGTTGCAAATAAGTCTAACAAAATTTCATTAGTAAACAAATCATAACACTTGAATAACTTATGTGCAGATTTAGACATAATCATAATATTATTGTCTTCATCTAATTCATCTTCCTTTTGTGTTTCAATAACAAAACGCATGAATAAAGCTGATAGGTTAGTAAGTGGATGATGTAGTTTAACAACTGTATTATCATCACTATTTTTAACAGTAATTATTTGTGGTTCATCTTCACAGTATTTATCCATAAGAATCATGTCAATTACTGCCATAAGCATCTTACCATTATCAACAACATATTCACCAGGAATAATATCATCTTCACCTACAAGAAGTTTATTAAGAGTCTTGTAGTTATTTACAGAAAGTAGTTGTTCACTGTGAATTTTCTTGTCATTGTTGTATAGGTTGATAGTGTAAAGATAGTTCATTTTAAAATTCCTTTTCTATTATTTAATCATGTTTACCCCAAGCAGAACCAATTTCAATATCAGCTACAAGAGGTACTGTAATTTCAATATCACATATTTCAAGAATACTAGGATTTTCCATGTGTTCTTTTACTTTCTTAGCGTACTCTTCAGCAACATCTTCATCTGCTTCTACTAGAATGGCATCATGTACTGAACCAATAATCTTATACTTAGATTTGTCTAGTGATTCATCTTCTAGAATATCTGCTAAAGCACTAATAACTAGGTCACTTGCAAAACCTTGGACAGGAGTATTAATAGCTTGTCTTTCAGCTTCACTAACATCCTTCCAATTTCTGCTCTTAAGATTAGGTAAGAAACGTTTGCGACCAATAGGGCTATAAGTATACCCATACTTCTTAGCATATTCTACAAACTTCTTATGCATGTCTAGTAGCTTTGGATATGAATTAAAGAAATCATCACGGATGTCTTCAGCTTCTTCTAAAGTAATATTCATTCCATAGCCTTTAGCATACTCCTGATAAGTCTTAGCTGACATACCATATAATAGACCAAAGTTAGCTGACTTAGCTTCAGTACGCCATCTCTTAGCTTCCTGTGCGTCTTTAGGTTTCTTACCACCTTTAATTAATTCCATTGTTTTTTGGTGCAAGTCACTACCTGATTGATAAGCATGTATCATGTTTTCATCTTCAGAAAAGATACTAGCTACACGCAACTCAGCTTGTGACATGTCCACTTCAATGAACTTTCTACCCTTAGGACATGTAATTACATTCCTAAGTGTTGACTCCTGGGGCACCTGTTGGATGTTAGGATTCTTACAAGTAGTCCTACCAGTGTCTGCAGTGATGTTAAAACTTGGATGTAGCTTACCATCATATTGTGATAACTCTTCCCACAGATTCACAAATTGTAACTGTTTAGTAAGCTTATTATATCTAAGTAAAACATCTAGTATTTTATGTTTACCTTCTTTTGACCATTCCTCTAACTGGGATTGATTGACTTGTTGTTGTCCACCTTTAGTCATGTGTTTAGTCTCCCAACCTAACACCTCACAGAATAGTCTTACCTTTTGTTGAGCTGAGTTAAAGTTGTCTACTCCAGCTTCTTTAACTATATCAAATGAGTATAGTTCTTTTTCAACTTCTTTAAGCTCAGTCTCTATTGTAGCTCTGGTCTCTCCCAATAAACCAAAGTCTATTGTAACCCCTTCTTTTTCAACCTCTATATAGGCATTATAAGCTCTTACCTCATGTCTATAGACCTTAAGTAGTTTATAAGCTTTTACTTTAGGATATAGGTAATTATAGAGTCTTAATCCATATACAGTATCCCCCATACCGTATTTAATAAGAGTCATTCTTCTTTCTTCCAAGACACGCTCAGACACTTTAGAGTAGTAATCAAGTACCTTATCATAATCAGTACCATCATCTACAAACTTAATAAGCACCTGTGGTTTATCTAAGAATAAACTACCTTCCAAGTCATTATATAGAGCTTCAATCATTTTGTTGTATGGTGTAAGTTTCTTAAGCTCAGTATTTTCTAAAGCCCACTCTTTAAGTTCTTTTTTAACACTAGCTACAGTTACCTTCTTATTGGACTTCTTAGTTTCCTTGTCAATATCATAGTCAATACCAAAGTATTTCTTAACAAGGTACTTAAGTTTAAGTTTAGGTTCTGTAAGCATGTGAGCTAGAATTTGAGTATCTCCAAATAGTTTAAGAGCTATACCACACTTTCTAAAGAAGAATAGGCTATCAAACTTACCACCATGAGTAATAATTTTGAATTGATTTAGGAACTTAGCAATAGCTTTAAGCTCACTGTAGTTACCATCAATCCAAAGTACATAAGTGTTTTCACTCTCATCTGTAATCTGAATTGACTTGATTTCATCAATGATATTATTAAGCCCTGTAGTTTCAATATCAACATAGATTTTCTTAGTCTTGCTAAGGTCAATCGTCATACCACTCTCAAAACGCTCTAATTCGCCTTCTGATGGCTTGTAAAACGTTTCTAGGGTTGTTGTATAGGTAGGTTGTTTAACACGCTTAGAACGCTTCTTAGAGCTTCTGAGAGCCTTTGACTTTTTTGGCTTTGATTCTTCTTCCTTAACTTCTTCAGCTACAGTTTCTTTCTTTTTAGACTTCTTAGCCTTTTTCTTTTTCAATCTCTCCTTACGAGTATTGATTGGTTTATCAGGTTTATCCTCTGAATATTCCCCACCAAAATCATCATCAAGGTTCAATGTCATTTTAAGACTATCATCAATTCTGATAGTTCCTTCAGAACCCATGTGATTACGGAAACGGTTAAACATCTTTACCTTTCTTACAACAGTTCGTCTAGGAGGTTGTAACATAATTAATGACTCATACCATCCTTCAAAGAATCCTGAACCATTAATATCACTTGTAGATAAGTCTGAAGAGCCATCTGTTTTTCTTGTATGGTGAACAAGGATAATACTACACCCAGTTTCTTTTCTAAGCTCTGTAAGATTCCTTAACTTAGGTGTAACATCCACTTGATGGTTCATATTACCACTACCAAACAAGAGGTATAGAGGGTCAATTACAAGCATCTTGATACTGTTTTCAATGATAGTACGTTTAAGAACTTCAATGTTATCAAGGTTAATGCTTGATTGGACATAATAGATTGGTAAGTCTGTAGTTCCTGCAATGTTTATCATCCTAGATTTTTCTGCAACTAAACTATTTTCCCCTTGTAAGATAAGTACACCACCTTGAATAACCTTACGACCATCAAATGGTTTACCACTAGCTACAGCTACAGCCATGTTAGTAATTAGAGTTGACTTGTAGCTCTTAGGAGGTGCTACAATCAATCCTACTGAGTCATATTCCCAAAGACCTTCAATGAGCCATTCTTCACCATGCTCACCTTCCTGTACATCATTAATACCAATGATATGTACTTCGTCTTCAGAAATATTTACTGAACTACTAACTTTCTTTCTACGTTTAGTCTTTGACTTAATTCTTAAGAGAACCTTATCAATTTCATCTCTATCCCACTTGTCTTGGTCTGTAGACATAACTACAGACTTAACTTCAGAAGACTTAGCACCTTGCTCATATAGAGCTTTAGCAATAGCGTATACATAAGCACTACGGTCAGTAATTTCTCTTTCTACAAGAGGTTTTACTTCATATTTTTTGTAAAGCTCTTCCAGGTCATAGTCCTTATTAGGGATTCTTTTACTCTTGACCTTCTTCTTTTTAGTACCCTTTTTATATTTATCATATTCAAGAATATCAAAAATATCTTGTCTACGGTAAACAACACCATCACCTTTAGGTTCTGATACCTCTTGTGGTGTAGCATACTTATGATTAACTGTAGTTGGAATCCTATACAAGTGAACAATGTCACTAGCAGAATCAAACTTAAATTTTTTAACCATAGCATGAGCTAACACCTCATAATCTTTAGGAGCAATGACTTTATCACTTATCCAAAGACCTTGGTACTTATTAGGGCTTGTTTCCCAATAGTAGCTAGGTAGAAACTCTTTAGGAATTTCAGCACCATCAATATCAGCTACAAGGAATCTAGTAGGTTTGGCATTTTCAAGTAATCTATCCTCACCTTCAATAGGAGCATAACACATGAATACATTGTAATCATCCTTGTATTCTGTGATAAACTCATCAATTTCATCAAGAGTAATAGTACCATTGTTAAACTGCCCACTTGATGCCAAGAGACCTACATGTATTTCATCATCCTTACCAAAGTTTAGAGATAGTACATCCTTAAATTTTTTATCTAATGGCATCCTAGCACCTCTATCCTTCCTTAACTAACAAGCTTTCAATAAAGTCATTTGAAGCTTCTTCTTTAGTAGCATCAACAACTAAACCTAAGTCTTCTTCAAAAAACCAACAACGGTCATCCAATAAAGTATTACCAGTAAATCCAAAGAAAGTATAAGCACCATGTAGTCTTCCATCCTCATCTTTACTAATAAAGATAATATTATTAGCATTACCATACACCAAGATACCATATAAACCATGTGCAATATTTTTAACATACTTAGCTTTATACTTCTTACCATAAATTTCTACAGTAAGTGGGTACTCATCATCCTTGACATCAGTAGAACCAAAACCACCTACACGCTCTGTAGTTATAATATCATCACCAATATTTACACTGTGAAAGATACCTTGAGCAATAGCTTCACCTTTTTTAATGGTAATTTCTTCATAACCAATATTAAATAAAGCAATTTTAATAGTATTACCTGTAGCAAAGTAATCAGAATCAATTACACCTACACCTAATGGATTGATAAGTCTTTTTTGAGCAAAGCTAGAGCGACCATAAATCCCTAACCATAAATCATTAGAGAAATCACAAGCTACAAGTGAATCAATAATAACTGTTTCCTTTGGTGCAATAGTAACAGTATTAGGTGCTTTAAAATCATAACCAACAGAATTTTTTGTAGCACGTTCAGGAAGCAGTCTATTATCCTTTGTATGCCATTTAATAGAAGTCATTGATATAATCCTCCACAAGTGACTTAATCTTAATTACAAGCTGTTTCTGAGCTTCTGGTGACACTACATGTAATCTACTAGCATAATATAGAATTACCATTTGTGTAATATCCATATCTTGGTAGTCAATTACTTGTGGCACTGTGTAACTGAAATCACTTGGTCTTTCATAATTTTTATTTAAGCTAATACGTTTACACAAGAACTCAATAGCTTTCTCTAGGTCTTGCTTACCACCCTTATATTTATGTCGCCACACATATTTAATAGCTGTAGCTACAAAGTAGTCAAGCTCATACTTAGCAATGAAATCCCAACACTCTACATTGTTAGCATTATAGCGTTGTGGGTTATGTACTTCAGAATCAGAATTTTTTTCTTCTTCTTTTTCAAGAATAACTACTTTGTTACCTTTAGACATATTGAATCGTTTAGAAGTATAAAGTGGTTTATAAACTACATGGTATTCATAGATGTCAGTACATTCCAAAGGTTCATTTGCATAACCTGGTTCATCTACACGGAAGATGTCACCTACTTTTAAATCTTTAGCTTGCATTTAGAAACTCCCTTCAATAAGAAATTCTTCTTCAGTAACACCTGCAATTTCAGCAAGTTTTTTGATGGAAGCATCAGAAGCAAGTTTTTTCTGATTGATGTAGTTTTGAATTGTAGTATGACTTACACCTAAAGCTTTAGCTAGCTTTAACTGAGTCCAACCTTGGACATATAAGAGCTTAGAGATATTGTAAGCAATAGCTTGCATTTTTTCCTCTTTACTCTTCATCATCCTCTTCCTCTTCTTCGTCCTCGTCTTCTTCCTCATCATCATCTTCAAGGTCATCTTCATCACCAATAGGAAGGTAATATTTAATTTCTTTAAACTTAGGATTCCCCTCTTGTGGTGCTACTTCAACATTCAATGATTCACCAATAAGGTCTTCAGAATCAATTTCATCTACAGTAACATCAAAGTCTTCAAAACCAACAGCACGAACCATACTTTGGAACAATTGACCTGAGGTGTAGTTGTCAAAGAAATTGCTTGACATTGTAAGTGATTTACCTACAAAGGTAACTTGTGTAGCAGGTTTTTTATTCTTACCAAGTTTTACACGTTTGATTTTAGTGATTTTAACTTCATGGATACCATCCTTGATACCCTCTGCATTTTCAAATTTGATTTTCATTATTATTCTCCTTTAGATTTTTTAGTTGTTTTAGATTTTTTTGTTTTAACTGTTTGAGCAGATGAGTTTTCAGTCACTCCTAGGACTTTATTAATATCATTCCATGTAGGATTGATGAGCTTATCAGGAACAGAATTTTTTTCAGGTGTACGAACCTTCAAAGTGTATATATTAGAGTCACTAAGTTGGATTCCATAATAAGTAACTTTTTTAGGCTTACCATCAATTTTTTCTTTTTTCTGATAGGTACGAGCATTAGCTACAAGAGAGCAGGAAGCTAGCAAATAATCACGAATAGAACCTTGTAAGTCTGCTGTGATAATTTTAGGAAGGTCTTCATCCTCATCTTCAAGATTAATTTGTTTCTCTTGACAAATGATATAGATATTTTTTCCTGCATTTGCAAAGCGTACAAGTCTATCAATGACTGAAACCATCTCTTCCTTTGCATAGCCATATAATTGTAAGGTCATGCGTTTAGCTTTCTTATCGTTCTCAATAAGATAGTCATAGAGGAATTGTTGGATTTTAGTTAAATGGTCAATAGCAAAGCTATCATAATTTTTTACCTCATCCAACACTTCCAAGAAATCTTCCCAAGATTCAACTGTAGCTACATCAACTGTCTGTCCTGATTCATCTACATCATTCATAATAGTAGACAAACCATTGTCAGCGTCAGCAACTAAAATTTTTCCTGGCATGGAAGAAATTAGTTTGGTCTTACCTTTACCAGGCATACCATAAATGGTAGTAAGATTATGTGGTTTAATCTCACTAAGTTTTTTCAACTTAACCATGTAGTTTACTCCTTTAAAAATTTTTTACCTAAAAGGTAATGACAGCCAAGGGAGTTGAACCCCTGTAGCACATAAGACAAATGAAATGTACGCATGTAACGTTATGAAATAAAGAAAGGTAAAATTAGTTTTAGAACAGTATTGTGCTTTAACCTTTGCTGTCTTAATAGGGCTATAAGCCCTTAAATTATTTTTTGAAATTTTTTCTGTAGTGCTTATCAATTAATGCACTACGTTTGTTATTTGTAGCTGTGCTATTAAACCCTGATAGATTCCATGCTAGGATACATAGGAAACATAGAGCTAAACAATATAGTGGATGAGCTACAATGTAGTTAATAATATCAATCATTTTTTTCTCCCTCTTTGTATATAATCAAAGCAGAATTATTATAATAAGTTCCACTAACACCACTATCAGCAACAGCAGAAATATTTGACTGATATTTAATATCAATAACTTCAATACTAGGATTTTCTTCCAAGAAATCATTAATTAAATCATCAATTTCTTCAGGGTCAAGAAAATTTTGACTAGTTACTAAATATTTAGTTTTAATCATTTTCTACCTCAATAATCTGTACACCTTCACTGTTAAACACCCAACCAAAACCATTTTCTTCAAGGAATGTTTTTGTAAAATGTGTTTTAAAGCATGCTGATTCATCTTTACTACTCAATTTAAAAATTTTTGTTTCTTTTTCATAGTTTAGATAACTATAAACATTACCAAAATTTTTAAATTTAACAATATAAAGTTTTTCTTCATTCTTATAACCATCTAACCAAGCTCTTGCAAATTTTTCTTGATTATTACTATCATCTAGCCAACCTCTAACCACACCATTACTAACAAATTTACTTGTTGTCATGTTTAAAGCACCCATAATAGAGTATTTAAAACTTTTCATATACTCTAAATAGTCAGCAATATGTTCAGGTAATGTAACTAAATTTTTTTCTTCCATGTTGTTTACTCCTTATTTTATCTTAATACCCTTTTATTGTATCACTAAGAGTTGCAAAATGCAACCCTAAAATAAAAAATTTTTCAAATTCCTTTAAAAAGTGTTGTAATTCCAATGCCTAAAGCTTCAGCGATATTTTTTATTTTCACTAAAGTAGGATTAATATTTTGACTTTTCATGTTTGAGATATGGTTAGGTGACTTACCTAACTTAAGTGATAGTTTAGTAATTGTAGTACCTCTACGATTACACATATCTATAACATTCTCCCAAAATTTTTTTACTGATTCTTCATCACCTAAATATTCTCTACCCAATTAAAAACCTCCAAACAAATAACTTAAAAGTAAACTAATAGCTACAAATAATCCACACCATGAAAACCAAGAATAAAAACTTTTTTCATCCTTAACAAACAATGTTGAAAAGCCAATAACAACCAACATAGGAATTATTTTATCTTTCATTATCCATCCTCTTCAACTAAAATGTAAGTAATAGGGTATCCGTTATCCCCATGTATGAGTTGATACCCTACAACATTGATTTTTCCTTTGCTATTTTGGGTTAACTCATTAAGTTTATCGACTGCCGAACCTTCTATACCATCCCAAAATTCATGAAATTTTTCTGGTTGTCACTCAAACGATTGTTGGTATATCCAAGCAAATATCCTTCTGTCACCTCAAAATAATCAGCAAATTCCTTTATTCTGTCGGTTCTAATTTGAGCTTCTCCACATTCCCAACGTCGCCACGTTCTTACGTCGACCCCAAAAATTTTAGCTACCATTTTCTGATATAACTTTTTTTCTTTTCGTAACTCTTTTAGCCTATTCATATTATCCTTTCTCAATTCCTTTATAAATCAAAATTTTTTAAAATATATGTATACCAAATACACAAACAAGAACAATCCTAATTCTGAAATCCATTCTATCAATTCGTCTTTATCATCAATCAATGCCAATTCCACAGCTAGAAACATTAAACAAAGTATCACATATTTATTAATTATCATCATCAATACCTGTAATCTTAATTCTATTTTCTTCTTCAAAACCATGAACAAGTTCATCCATGTAAGGAGTACCATAATCAGATTTTTTGAAGATATTGTAATCAGGATTGTTGATGATAATTTCAATCGTAAAAAGAAAATCCTCAACTACTTTATTAACAATCTTCTCGTTATAGTTTATTTTAAACTGGTGAAAATGATACCCTCTACCTGTAATTTTCTCTTTTGGGTTAATACAGTCATAGACAAACCCTTGCACGTTATAGCCTAGGATTTCTTTCATGACATACATGTAAACATTGCACTGTAGTTCCAAACGTAAGTTTTCAAAGCGTGGTTTATTACTGTAGGTCTTATAATCAACTAACCAAATACCACCGTCAACATCACAAACTACAGCGTCTATGTAGCCTTGAAAGTGTTGTCCTGGTAAATACTCAGATAAATCCCACTCAATAAGTTTCTCAGTCTCTATCACTGTACCTATTGACTCTACACTACCATAGTGATTAAGGTATTTCTCAGCAACACGGATTCCGTCAGCTACACCCTTTTCAGACAAGCCTTCTTTATTTGCCCACAAGTCAATTGATTGTAGGATACTATGCAAGCTCACACCGTTACCAATACACTCTAGAATGTGGTGTAATGTAGTTCCTCGGTCTAGTGCGTCTTGCCACGGACTAGGCTTTGACAATCCCTTAATATAATGACAGTAAAAATCCCAAGGACTTTCAAGCCACTTATTAACCCTACTAACTGACCATGTATTACCACAAGGCAGTTCATCAGGAACATCAACTACATTATCACGATAAAAGTCTAGTTTCAATACCCTTTGTAGCTTCCTAAAATTCTTTGTCTTGCTTGTCAATCCTCTTTGTTTCCATTGGTTGACACTACTAGCACTAACACCTAATGCCTTGGCAAAGACTTTGTTAGTAAGACTATACTTATTCATATAGTCCCTGACTTGTTTTGATTCAATTGTTTCAAAAGTCATGTTATAACTCCTTATTAAATTATAGCTATTAATATAGCTTATGACACCTAGACCCCTGACAGTCTAGTGCTAGCCTATTCTAGTGTGTCTTAAACCCCTCTAAAATGGTCTACAATCAATTCTAGACCCTAGGTAGTGTATTACTACTTAAGTCATGCTTAACGCTCTCAAAAGCCTTTTTATGAGCAATATGAGACTGCTCCCACTGTCTAGCTGACTCTTCCCAACTAGGTCTATAGGGTGCATGATACACCTCTTTCAATTTTGGTTTTTTAAATAAATTAAGCATTTTCTTACTCCTTATTGTGCATTAAATCTTTGTACCATACTTCTTCTTACTGTGATTACTAAACTACAGCCTTTAACCTCTTCTTTTGTAGCTTTAGTAATACTCTTAATATCATATCTTGATACTTGACTAAATTGCTCTATGTAATAGAGCATAGCCATTCTATTATGTACTGTTACACGCTTGTAATCAGTCTTAAGGTGAAATTTATCACCATTTACTAAATTAATAATAAAATCTACCATAATCAATCACCAATACAAGCAAAGTCATGCTTCCTAACATCAAACAACCAACCATTTTATACCTCCTTTAAATCAACTCAAAACCAAAACTATACAGGGTCCTATTTTGAATCTGTTTCTTCTTGTCAGGACTAAACTTAAATTCAGTACCTTTAAAGCATTCTGACTTATCTCTAAAAATAGAGATATGGTATTCACCTTGTCTATTTTCAAGACAAAATACGTCTGTCATAAGTGAGAATTTACCCCTAGAATATGACTCTTTTGGTGTGTGAGCAATGAAAAGTGTTTGTAGTTCATCAAAATCTTTCTGTTTAATGAACTCACTCTTAATATAAGCCCTCTCAAGCTCACTAGGGAACTTGAAAGTTCTTTCTTTTGCCTTGCTACCTTTTGTAGCTCAGCAACATCTACATTTGAGAAATCTCCTTTAAAGATTTCCTTGGCCAGTTTCTTTGTGATTTTCATTCTATTACTCCTTATTCATTAACTATAAAAACTCATCAGCTTCTATAATTGTTATTTCATCAAAAGTATCAGGAAAGAGCTTTTTATATTCTTTCTCAGCTACTTTTATACTAGGGTATTCACCTAATGCAAGTACCCCTTTTTCTTTGCTTTTAATAACCAAGAGAACCATTATATCCCCTTTAGATAATAAACTCTTCCAATGTCTTTTTACCCACAAATTGAGCCTTTACATAGAACTCATCTCTTGACGGTCTGTAGCTAACCATAAAGTCATTACGACCACAATAATTAAATAATTGAACAAGACCGTCACGGTCAGACTTTGATTGACCATACACATGAGCAATCAAAGGAAATGAGCTAAATTGCTCGATAATAACCAAGTTAGTGCCCCAATGGTCTAACTCAAATACATCAGTTTCCTTGTTATAACGTGCCTGCCATTGTGATTCTAGCTCGCCATAGTAGCCTTGACCAAAGAACATGCGACCATTCTTATTGGCAAACCCTTCTTTGACTGCCTTGTTGATAATTGTTTGTAATTGTTTAGACATAGTTGTTACCTCTTCTTTATTTACCTTATTTCATTTGTCAAGTATGTTCAGTGTAACTGTTGTTCCCAAGTTACCAAGTATATAAGTGTTTAATCATCATTGTAGCTTGATTTTGGCTTGTCTCACTAGCTCTATGCCTATTAACACAAATAGGGTAGTTACTAGATTATTGATAGCTCCAAAGATAGCTATATCTTTAATACCTAGTAGCCCATTGCAAGGCTACACCATAGCTTGACTATGTTAGGTTTAATATGCATGTCCACAGTTAGGACAAATCATATTCCCAAATTCATCTTCTTCTGTATCTTCCATATCATTTGTCTCATCACAATAAGAACAACAAACCATATTGTTCATATCAAGACTAGCAAACAACCAATCAGATCCGGACCACAGCAAGTCATTCAATTTAGTTTCATCAATTCCTTCAGGATAGAGTTCTTCCAAGAGAAACTCTAAATCACTGACCTTTCCTGCTTCTTCAATTTCCTCCCAAGTGCTGACTGCACCAGACCAAGGTTTAAAGTTTTCAATTCCTGTAGTGATTTTCAATGCCATTATAATTTACCTTTGTAAGCTTTTCGCTTACCCTTTCTTTATCTTACATACTCATTATACACCATACTGTATCTTATGTCAACAGTTTTATGTATAAATTTTAAATTAATTTTATTAGACTTATTTCAAGCCTTAAGGATAGAGAACCCTTGCAAGTTCTCAGCTAGCTTTTACTAGTTATCCATAAATTCAATAGTGTACTGTTCACCATGCCAAGTGAATACACCGTTTTTAATGGTACTATATGGAATGATTAACCCATTACTTATACCAAGTTCGTCTATACCTTCCAAGAGAAGGATAGCGTCCCCATAAGGGGTGTAATTGACCTTGATTCCGTTTATTGTAACTTGTTTCATAATGTTTACCTCTTTATAGAATATCCATAACTGAGCGAATATAATAATAAGCTACTATATTTAAGTTATCTGGGATAATGTCATCAGCATTAACCCCTAAAAATATTTCCATTTGGTTTGTATCATTAACAAATGATACAAACCACCCAACATTAGGGTGATATCTCAAGCTGACTTCCTCAGCTTTTAAATTCATGCTCAATTCTTGGAACTCACCAAGAATTTCATTAAATACTTTCTTTTGTTGTTTTGTCATTGTCTGACTCCTTTCTTTATCTGTAAGTCATTAACTAACTTACACTAACTATAATACACTATAATGTATCACATGTCAATAGGTTTTTGAAAAAAGTTTAAAATTTATTTTAAGACCATTCTGAATCCATTTTTTGATTTTGGTTTTGGGCTAGTGTATTTATAGTAGAAAATGATTGCTAGGGAAAGGCTCACCCAGAGCCTTGACCCACTGTAGCTTATCAACTCCCAACTAAAACCATTATACAATATAAGATACAGTTTAAGTGTATAGACTCGCTAACGCTCGCCCATACATTAAACAGTATCTTATTAGTTAACATTATTTATTAACCTTATATAGTAGAGAATAGTAAGTATATATCAGTATAAGCTAATATAAGGGAATATAAGAGCCTTTTAGTATAAGTAGGTATGATAACACTATCAACGTATTATAGACGATTACAAGGGCTTTTAGAGGGGTATATGAACGTGCTATGATTATAGGCTAGTAGTGATAGGATAATAAAGGACTAATAGACAGTGATATAAGGATATATAAGAGGGTGTATAGAGTAGAATATATAGAATGACTAATAGAATAAGAGGGTAGATATATGACTATAAAAAGAGTGCAGAAAAGGCATTCTCTAGAGTCATAGACATGAAACCCTGAGAGACAATTACAAAGAGATAGAAAAACATACTATATAATATACTGTACTATCAATCAATCATCATTACCACTGCTCAAATTGGTATAGTCTGTACTCTATCAATGCTCGTAGCTTATCAACTCAAACATAGTCTAAAGCCTTGGTACTAAAGGGATTCAATGAAATAAGACCATTCCTTTATGTTTCTGGAAAATTATGATTTTTCGGAAAGATGTTGGTTGGTAAGCTACAGAATCCTTTAAAATCAAGGGTTCTCTATATATACTAGGTATTTTTAGACTTTCACGCTCAGAGCGTTTGGGGCGTATTATACTCAATCAAAATAAAACTGCAACCCTTTATAATTTTTAGGTACTTCACTTATTGCAACCCTATATTTTTCTATAAATTTTAACTCTTGCAACCCAATATGTGGTATAATAGTAACTGTCAATCAATATTAAATACTAGGAGGAATACAAGATGATTGAACTACAGATAGCAGGTTTAAAAGCTAATATTGAAGCTAAATTGGAAGCTATTAGGATGAGTAACCCTTTATATTACCATCAGTTTAAGAGTAGATATAATAAGTTACTGAAGACTTATAAGACTAATGACTACTTAGAAGATATGTGGGTAGAGTTAGAGGAATTACTAGGAGCTGTAGATGATGTATTAAGGGGAGCTGACTAATGGATAATAATGTTGAAAAAGATTGGAGACACTTCTTTCCACAACAGAGTAAGTTTAATGGAATATCAACTAAAGGACATCACTTAGGTTGGGGTAAGTATTTAGGTACTCTAGCTATTATGATTGACTACTTAAAGGCTTGTGGTCTTGATGAAGAGTATGAAAAATACCGTTCTGTAGTTAAGGATAGATGGGATAGACATGATAGGCTTAGTTATAGAGAAATCGAAAAGATGAAGGGTGAAGTATTAAGTTTACTTCCTGTAGATGTACAAAGGAAGTTTACTATTCGTCCAGGAGTATATACTAGATAGGATGGTGTTTAAGGTGTCTAAGAAGCTTTCTAAGGATGATGTACTAGCTATGGGTAGATATATACCACTGATGCTAGAAGACTTAAGAGAAGAGAAATCAGAGCGTTATATGCAGTTACAAGTTAAGTGGGATATGTATAACAAGAATGGATGTATGGGTTATGACATTACTAATTTATACTTGTTATGTAAAGAACAGCTTAGTGATGCTAAGAAAGTTAAGTATCCGTAAATAAATGTTGACTCTGTAGCTTAATTGGTCTATACTAATAGTTGTGAACGACTTGATGCTGTTACGAGTTCATAAGGTTTACTCCATATTAAATGGTTAGAAGAGATGTTATGCCATTGACATCTCTTTTTATTATGGTATAATTAACTTACGGTAGTTAAAGGAAAAACCATTTAAAATTACCTTTCTGTTTTTATTTATCCTTAAAAGAATCTAGGTATTGACTTAGGTTCTTTTTTGGTGTATTATATGACTATGCACTAGACATAGTGCAAATATAAAATGCCAGTGATGATTTGTAAGCATCAACACTGGCATTTTATATCAACTTTAATATCTATTCTTGATAATAAAGTTCTCCTTATTCAATTAATATAAAAAGTACAGACATCCAACACTGTACTTTTTTGTATTTAAGTGTTGACTTATTTAGGATAGTAGGTTATAATAAATATGCTTTATAAAACCTCAGAAAGCACATTTGTCTCTGGATGTGCTTTCTTTTTTATGTTTTCTATTGCTTTTTACAAATTTATGGTTTATAATTGATATTAATTTAATATAGATTGAACTACAGTGTTCAGAGGTTTCATAAAGCACTTAACAATTTACCTTCAAGTAGGCTTGGAAAAATTGGTGACGGAGGTTTGCTACTGCTCCGTATCAGATACACTGTAGCTACGGAGGAATAAACTCAATAGAGAATAAGCTATACTGCCTAGGCAATAACAGTGTACTAGGAATAACCTTATAGTGAATATCTAAAGAGCTTCTTCCAGAGACTAGAGGCATCTAGTTAAGGGAATTAACCCTATAAAGCAATCTCTAAGGTGTGTCAAAAGCACTCCCACCTAGTGGGTCTGACAGATTGTGGAATGCTATAACATGAATGTTCGCAGAGTTAGTAGGCTAAGTATTTATTACTTAGCATGAGTTATCTCACGTACTGGACACAACTGTTATTTGTGGTTTAGGGTCTTGACCCCAACCTTAATTAGTCAGCTAGGTCGGTTACTCTCAGAAGCAGGTTATGGTTTATATGTATAATGATTGAAAGAGCATATAATTCCTGTTCTAACTCCAAGAAAAACCAAAATTTCTAAGGGGGGGTCTCTTTATAATCATAAGTCAGTAGTAGTATTATCAGTATCATTAACCGTAACGTTCATTGGTCTTGCAAGTCTTCAGACCAATTCAGTTACTCTCAGAGCTTGCTCCCCCAAGCAAAGCTCTGAGCAAATAAATAATAATTAATAATTACTGTAGCTTATTAAATATCCCTTGTAGTTTACCAATAAGTAATTCTAAGTTCTTCGAGTACAGACATGCAAGCACGTCTGTAGCTCTCAATCACTAAGAATTACTAAATAACTATTGACAATTATAATAATATATAATATAATTACTGTATGTCCTAAAGGATTCATAACTTTTCCTATTCCTAGAGTAACTTTTATTAGTTACTTTATGCCCCTATAGCCAAGTTGGTAAAGGTCAAGTTCTGCAAAAACTTTATGCGTAGGTTCGAACCCTACTAGGGGCTGAGTAGATTGGTAAACTACAGTAATTATATAACCAACCAGTAGCAAGTAGCTAGAGATGGTTTGGGGGTCAAACTTACTATCTTTGGTTACTTGGTATTGGTTGATTTTTACGTTGTAATTCCTTTCTAGATTCCATATCCCTGGAAAGGGGTATGGTTTTTATTTTAGGTTCTATGGTGTAACGGATAACACAGAGGTCTTCTAAACCTCTACTCCAGGTTCGATTCCTGGTGGAACTATTGTATTTCAAGTAAAAAGGGGTTTACTTATGAAAGATGAAATTAAATTAGCTATTGAAGGTAAGGATAGAGACTACTTTCTTAGTAAAGATATTCCCTTTCCTAAATATTGGTATGGTCACTCAGACCTTCCAAAATCAAAAAAGAAAAATAGAGCTTATTCTACAGAAATGAGAGCTTTATCTGAAATGTCTCTAGACCAATTAGAGGTAGTAGAGATGTTTTGGGGTATTGCCCCTCTTGTAGTTGATAAAGTCAAAAAACTAGAAGTAGAATTTGTAGAAAATATTCCAGTACCTACAGCTACAAGGGTTAATGCTTTAGTTCAGACTAAACTATCTATGATTAGTTCAGATGAACGTAAAGAGTGGGCTGATAGAGTTGAAGGTAAAGCAGTATCTAGAGAAGTATCTATGGCTCTAGTTGCTGATGATAGTGATAATACTGCATCAGCTACAAGGGAGCTTATCCTAGATAAGTTTGATGAGCTAGGTAATATCTGGGCTGATTATGGTAAAGGTTCTAAAGAAGAACAGAAAGAACTAGAACATGATGAGGTATTGAGACTGGAAGAGGGAACAGATGGGGAAACTGAGGGATAGACTTGTACTTAAACTTGGTGAAGTCCATCCTAAAAGTGAATTACTACCCTGGTTAAAGGGGTATATACCACATCCTGACTCTTATATTAGGAACTCAATACCTATTGAGAAAAGACTCTATTATGCTAAGCTAGGTTATACTGAGTTCTTAGCTGAAATGAATATTGAACTCAACTTTGACCAGGCTTTAGCTATTGGAGCTTTAATATCTGGTGACTATCATACTGGTTACATGATTGAACCTCCTAGGTTTGGTAAATCATTTATCATGGGAGCTTTAGCTAACTATTTAGCCATGCACAGCTACAGTGTGTCTGTAGTTGCATCTAAGTCTTCTAGGACAGCCAAAGTAATGGAACACGCTAGAAGGCATCTGAGAGGGGCTAGTATCGACATGAAGAACATGTTGGTAGAAGAGTCCAAGGCATCAATTAGCAAGGCTGACAAGCTCCTAGGACGGTCTGAGACTGCTTATAGTAAGTCAAGGATTGTTTTCAAGAATGGTAATAAGATTGATACTAAATCTACAGGGGATACTTTCTCTAGTATGGACTCAGATGAAAACATTGGTGAAGGTTCTCATGTTCTTATTGATGAGATGGACTTTATCTCTGAACGTGCCTTAACAGAGCTTGGTAGACGTGAATTTGAAAGAGATGATGGTGAATCACTTATCCTTTTTGGTATTAGTAACCCTCGTTTCTTAAACCACTTCCATGAATCTGTTACTAACCCTAATCTGAAGGATGATGAGTTTGTTATTTGGGGTAACATAGTTACTTCAATGGAATCAGACTCAATTAAAATGACTCCTGAAGAGGTACTTGCTTCTGACTTTGCTAGAACTGAAGAGTCTATCAGAATCAACTTGCTTTGTGAGTATGATGAAAATAGCTCAGAGTTCTTCAATGCTCCAATGATTGTAGCTCCTAGACATGACATTAGTAGCATTTCACCACGCACTATATCAGCTCTAGGAATTGACTCAGCCTATAAAGGTTCTGATGGTATTACACTTGCCTTATCTATGTATGACACTGATAAGGATGCCCTTGTTAGGGTTACAGATACCATCAACTTAAGACCTGATGAATGGTCTGATGCAAGGTCTACAAGAGAGATTGTAGATGGTATAGAGCGTGTAGTTATGAAGTACAATGTAGTATCACTTGCTATTGATACAGGTCAAGGTTCTCACTTGATTGTTGAGATGATGAATAGACCATCCTTTGACAGGGTGACTATATATCCTATTGACTTTGGTGGAAGACCTACACCTGAGAAGGTAGCAAGTCATGTAGATACTGCATTAATGGCTAGAAATAGAAGAGCAGAGATGCACTTAGTCTTAAGACAGCTTATGCAAGAGAATAAAGTTGTGTTTGCTTCTGAAATTAAGGAAACTCTATTGACTCAGATGAGAGCTATACAGCTTAAGAACAAAGAGCTTGATAAAGTTACCCTAATTGGTAAAGATGTCATTAGACAAGTGCTTAAAAGGTCTCCTGATGACCTAGATGCTGTTATTCTAGCTGTTCATGCCCTAGAACTCTATATATTAGGTGTAGAAGGAGGTAATTAGTGGAAATTGATAGAAAAACTGGCTATGAACTCCTTATAAAAGACAATATAGGGATTCCTTCACAGCTAAATGAGATGGATAACACACTTACCTATGAACAAGTGCAATACTTGGTAACAAATATGCCTGGTATTAACACTATTCTAGAAGGTATTGTTGACTACATCTTTGCAGGTGATATGGAGCTTGTTAAGGATGAAGATAGCTCTATTGAGGGTGAGACTCTCAGAGATATGCTAGATTCACAAAATATCCAAGGAATTACAGTTATGGACATGTTTAAACAGCTCACAAGAGAGCTATTTGAGCAAGGTGCTGTAGGTGTAAGGAAGATTCCTGCTAAACAAGCCCACAATGGTCATAAAGATAGTATTATGATTGTTCCTAAGAACTCTTATGACATCATTTTCAGAGAATCTGAAGAAATTCCACTTGTTTACATGCCTTTCATCTACATCCTAAGACGGTATCATGGCTTAAATCGTAAGAATACCTGGATAAGGGCTTCTGAAGAAGTGGTAGATGATAGGTTTTACATTGATGATGATGGTAATATTGTCTCAAATGACAAGGATTCTGTAGCTTTAACATCAGAAGACTTCACAAATATCACTATGGATGGTTCATTCATTGGTGTTAGTCCATTTGAGAACGATAAAAAGCGTACTCATCTTATCCTACAGCTTCTAGATTACTTTATTCATGACTTTCAACGTAATGGTGTTGGTACATTGGCATTTAAACACAATGAATCAATGCTTGCTAAGATGAAGAATGATGGAAATCCTTCAACATCAGCTAAAATCTTTGATACAAGTAATTCTAACGCTGTATTCAATGAAGATGTCAGAAAAGACAACGTAAAATCACTAGCAGACATGCTAGCAAATGTAGAGTACAATGACTCTATCATTTATTCTGACATTTTCAGTGATATGGAACAGTTGACTAGGGATTCTAAACCTAGTGATTATCTAAATCTCTTATCAATCCATGCTACACGCTTCTCTTGTCAAATTTATGGTGTTTCACCACAGGTATTTGACTTGGATGCAGGTACAGGTAACATTGGTAAGGATGAAGTCATTAAGACATTCATCATCCACAAGGTTATTCCTTGGAGAGATAAGATTGCAGTCAAGCTTACTGAAGTAATCAGGCTCATGGGTTATGAAGGTTACACCTTTAGATTCAAAAACCAAGAAACTAAAGATTACTATGATTATGAAAAAGATAATTTCATGTCTCAGACATTTGAACGTATTCATGAAGCAGGATATACTGAAGAAGCTAAAGAATACCTTTATAAACATCTTCTAGAGGGGGAACAATGACAGTAACCAATTTTGACAAAAATGCTCAACACAGCATGATTGAAGCTATTGAGCAAGCACAAACCAAAGACCAACCTTTTATGGCTACAGGTAGTAATGACTCTCCTGTAGTTGTAGGTGATGTCAATAACATTGATGCTGAATCTGATTATGAAGCTAAGTTCATCTATCCTAAGAACTTTGCTATCCAGGGTAATTATACTGATACAGATGAAGGCAGAGAGGTTATTCGTGTATTTAAAGGGGTATCTATTACACCTCGTAAAGCTCGTAGAGTTCGTCATGCTGTAACTACACTTATCCTTTACTTCTCAAAAGTAAATACATCTACTGGTGAGCAAGAAATTATGTCTCTATCAGAAGTTACTGAAGTCTATTCTAAACTCAGTGATGAAGTAGTAGATGCTATGGAAACATTAGTACAGTTTGGTCTAGGTATCAGTGACTATGATATGGAATATCTCAGTGATGAATCTCTTGTAGTTCTGTCTAGTCGACTTATTGATAAAAACTCAGGGTTTTTTCAATGAGACATTAAGTAGGGTACAGAAGTTAGTCTATGATGATGTTAATGGTAAAGTAACTAAGGAAGTAGATAGTAAATACTATGATACTCCTATAGATGATTACTTTGCCTACTGTCTTAGGATTGGTAAACACTTTGGTACATCTCCTAAAGATATATATGAGAATTGGTCTTTACCAATGGTCATAGTATCATTTGTATGTATTCACAATGAAGGTGTTACTGAGTTTGGTTATCAGCAAGATAGCATGAAGGACAATAAACCTAAGATAATTCATTATGAAAACAACTACATCTACAATATCACTGCAGATATGGTAGCTGAAATGGTTACTGAAGAGAAAGAAAGTAAGTTTGCTCCTGAACAGGAAGCACTAATGTCAATGTACGAAAGGAATTAAACAATGTCTGGTAGTTTGAAAGAGTTCTTTGATGGTAAATACAGTGAAGTAAAATCACTTGGTAAAATTGATGATGCTAAAGTATACACTATGGAAGACTATGTGGAGCTTAATAAGCTAGATGAGCAGGTTAGAAGAAATGGTCTTGAACCTGTAGGAAACGCTATTAAAGTTCCACAAACTGATAGTCAAGGGTATTTGACTTCAACTCCAAGAGAAAGACTTGTAGTTAATGAAGCAATTGCCTTCATCAACCGTATCAAAGTTAATAAAGAAGCTAAAACAATCTCTATTGTAGTAGACTATAGAGCTTGTACTGAGCAATCACAAGGAAGTATTTATACTCCATCTGTTCTGTCCTATGTAATTGGTAAAGTCAAAGAAGGAAAAGCTGATAAGTATGCTGTACTTAAAGTAGAGAATGTATCAGAACAAGACTTCATCAATGACTTTAAAGACCAACTTACTAATGATGATGCAAAACAGATGTATGAAGTGATTACTCACTATAAAAACACAGGTACATCTACTGGTATTAGTTTAGATGAGCTATTTTAACCAGTAATTAAAATAATCGGAGGTATGTGATGAAAGTAATCACAGCTAAAGTAGAGCTTACTCACAATGGAGAAAAAATTACTCTTAAGGGTACTGAAGCTCAGACTGCTCTACAACGTTTGACAGCTTGGGATGGTCAAGGTTCTGTAGCTATTAACTACACTGACCCTGCTACTAAGCAAGTCCAAGGAATCTTCATGTGTTGTGGTGATACTTGGAAACGACTTCCAAACGAAGTTGAAGAAAAAGAAGAAATGCCTTGCAAATGGTGTAAACCTTGTAACATTGGTGATGAAGAAGATGGTGCTATTACACCAACACCTGCCCCTCTACCACCATTAGTTGATAGACTTTAAGAGGTATATCTATGGCTAAGAAAAAAGAAGTTGAGGTAGAACTTCCTCAAATTACAGATGAATACCAACTTGCTCTACAAGAGCGTAGAGAAAGACAACTTGGTTTAGATTCTGGTATTACTGAGGTAGTAACACCTGAAGAAATTGGTAGTAAAAAGGTAAAGGGAACTAAGAAGGATGAAGCTTAAGTATACACTGTCAAAACTGTTTCCTGATGGTAAGACCTTCAGAGTAAATTATTTAGATGGTAATATTGTTAAGCTTAAAAATGTTAGGTTTGAGTATGGTTCTACCTATGAGACTGAAGATGTAGCTCTCATTAAGTCAATTAAAGGACTTACCCAAAGATTCCCTGACAATGCTAGTAACCGTGCTTGGTTAGACAGTATTGGTGTTCCTTATAACCCAGTTCCTTGTCAAGCTTGTGGTGGAAGAGTTATTAAACTAGAAGTACACCTATTTGACTTTAAGGAGGTCTAACATGAGAACTTATAGACTAGCAGGTACTGTAGTTGATTCTGAAGGTGCTTTGTTCATGGAAGCTTTAGAGCAGGACTACATCTCAGCTAAAAATGTTGAGAAAATCCTAGCTGAAGCAGGTGGTGAAGAAGTAACCTTCAATCTTAACTCAGGTGGTGGTTCAGTTAATGCAGGTAGTGAAATCTACACAATGCTTTCAAGCTACAGTGGTAGAATTGTGGTAAATATCACAAGCTTATCTGCTTCTATTGCTTCAGTATTCATGCTTGGAGCAGATGAAGTAAATATCTCACACCAGGCACAGATTATGATTCACCAACCACACTTTAGAAATGAAGAAACAGTAGACAAGTTAAGTCTTGAACGCTCACTAAATATGCTTGACTCTACTGAGAAATCAATCGCTAAAGTGTATATGAAAAAGACTGGTCTCAGTGAAGATGAAATCCTTGATATGATGTTCAAAGAGACATGGCTTACTTCAGACCAGGCTTTAGAGCTTGGGTTTGTTGATAACATCTACAATAATGCAGAGGAATCTGTAGAAGGTGTAGAAGACCTTGTAGCTATGGTATCTACTACAGGGAAACAGCTAGAGACTTTACAATTACTAAATGAAATGAAAGGCACTCCTATGGATAAGACATTCTTTGAAAAGGTAAAATCTCTTCTAGCAAACAATTCTGTAGATAATGAATCTGTAGAAACTGTAGAAGAGGTTGTAGAAGCCCCTGAAGAGCCTTCTAAGGCTGGTGAAGAGGTAGAAGGTACAAATACACCTGAAGAGGTAAAAGAAGGCTCAGAAGAGCAATTAGACACATCTGAAGAGGTTGTAGAGGAAGCAGAAGAAGAAGTTGAGGAAGAAACTGAAGAAGTTGTAGACCAAACTACAGAATTGCTTACACAAGCTCTTACTGAAATTCAATCACTCAGAGCTGAAAATGAAGAACTTAAAGCTAAAGTAGAATCTCTTAACAAAGAGAAAGAAGCTCTTGTAGCTAAGAGTTCAAAATCACAGTCAGTAGTGGATGAGCTTAACAAATTGCTTAACAGCGAAGAAGCAAACGTAGTATCAGTTACTCAAAAGGCTGAAGTTAATAACATGATGCCTAAAGGATATACTGGTATTCGTTCAGGAGGACAAATTTAATGAGTAATGTTACTAATGACATTTATACTGAAGAAGTTGTAGGAGAACTTGCTACAGCAATTCAGAAAAACATGGAAAATGCAGGAGAAGGTCACAAGCTTCCTTTTGGAATTGCTAAAGACTACTCTAAAGCATTGCCATCATTGGGTGACTTTAACATCACATCACCAATGGTAGCTTCAATGCTTGAATCTATTGCAGAATCATCAATCGCTACCTTTGTTAAAAACAATAAAGGTAAGTGGGTTACTGAAACTTACACATGGGGTACTACAGACCCTGATGATGGTCAAGGATGCTGTTTCACACCGTTTGAAATCCAAGCTTGTGCTGACTCAGCTAAAATCTTCTCACTTTGCTTGAAAGATTGTGAAACAACTCTTGACAAGATGATGAACTCAGCTCTTAAGTACAAGTCTAATGACTTGCTTAACTACTTCCAAAGAGCAGGAATGACTTATGAAGCTTCATTGCAATACATTGCATGGTTCTCATTTGCCTTCCGTACACAACGTGTTATTGCACAAGGTTTGGTTAACTACCAAGGTAAAGGTTTGAGACCTTTCCACGGTATTGCAGAAGTAATGTCTCACCCTGCAGTTACTCCTATTCAATCAGGTGACATCCTTGGTGCATTTGCACAAGCAGGATGTATCCTTGATGTACTTAACCAAGGTACTTCAACTAACTATGCTATCTTTGTCCATCCAGTAGGACACACAGCTATTTCAGATGTAGTTGTTGAAGGTAAAAATGGTAAACTCCCTGCAGGTTGGGAAAGAGGTAACTTTGGTAGCTTCCACGGTACACCAGTAACTCTTAAATTCAAAGGTATTCCTATTGTTAAAGACATCTATGTACCTAAAGACTTGGAAGTAAACAACACATTTGAAGCTTACATTATTGACTTGTCAGTAACTAAAGTATCAATGGTTTACAAAGACTTGCTCATTCCTGCAGATAAAATCCGTCAAGGTACAACTCTTGAACCAGATTCAGACTGTAACTTTGTAGCTTGTGACATCTATGAAAATGCAGGGGTAGCTCACTCAGCTAACTATGCTCGTAACATCTTGCTTACAGGTATGCCATTGTCAGCTAACTGTTCTGCAGGTGTATACACTCGTATCATGGGTGCATTGGACGGTGAAGTTCCATTCCCAATGGTACACATTCCAAAAGCCTAAGAGGTGAGATATGTTACTAGACACCATTAAAAGCAGATGTGCTTGTATGAGTCAGGTTACTCAATCTGAGTTTGACACTATTTGGGGTAACTTTGTTAGGTTTCTAAGTAACATTACTTGTTGGGATGTTGCAGGAGGAACTATTGAGCAGTGCTGTAGAGTTCATACAATAGACTTAAATAAGCCCCTATGTAGCTACACTTGTATTCAAGTACATCCATACTGGAAAGCTATTAATCAAGATACAGTTACAGTGGAGTTAAGACAGTACAGCTCTAGAGGTGTCAATATTGTTCCTCTAGATAAAAGCTTGTTTACTTATGATGATATTGCTGATAAGTTCTTTATCAGACTAGATGAGCTTATGAACACTGAGGACAACTCTTGTGATAAGAATTGTTCTCACAATGTGTTAGTCATGAGATATGAAGCAGGATATGACCTTAGTAGTCCTGAATGGAATGACTTAATCTGTCATTATCTTACAGGATATACTGCTATTGCTAATAACTGTATGAGTGTCGGTGACTGTGCTAATGTCAATAGACTATCAGCAGGGGCTTCTTTGGTACAAAAGGATGTAGATACTATTAAGTATGTTTGGGAGATTAATAAGGATTCGCAAGAATACTTCTTCTCTCAGTTAGTAAATAACTTTTACAAAGATAGCCTTGGAAGATATTCTCTTTGTGGCAGAAGCTATAATCTAAGGACTGAAAAGCAAATTACAGTAGGAAAGAGTAAGTAATGAGAGTTAGATATAGAGGTGTAAATAGCCCTACAGGAAGAACTAGAAGAGGTGGTTGCAGTGCTTGTGGTCAATCTTCTATTGGTAGGACTGAAATGGCTCTCCTAGAGCCTTACAGATACTTCTATCATGATAGAGAGTTTAACTTCTACCTTGGTAGAGAGTATGATGTGCCTGATGAGTTAGGTAAGGCACTCTTGAATAAGTACAGTTATGTCAACGGAAACAAACTACAAGCATTTGAAGAGGTTATCTAATGGCTAAAGATGTCTATATCTTTAGACATGGAACTACTAACCCACAATATGATGATAACGGTAGACAGCTTGACTCTACAGTTTGGGAGCAGACAAACCAGTTTACTTGTGTAGAAGTAGTGCAGTTCTACAATGCTTATAGTAACTTTAGTAAGGATACCTATGAGACAGAACAAGAGCTACACCATAAGCTATTCTATGTTGAGGTTTGGAGACAAGACCAACAAAGAAACTATGATATTGTGCTAGGAGACTACATCTATGAACCTGACTTAGGTTATTGGTGGAAGATTCTAGCAGTATCACAGAATGAGGTCATGCCTGGTTGTTATTATCTAATCATTCGTGGACAAAGACTTACAACTAGAGAAGAGTATAAACTAAGAATTAGGGATGCTCTTACTGCAGATGAAAGTCACACAGGAAGATAATTGTGGTTAGGAGAAGAAGAACAGGTGATGCTGAGATAGATGCTTGGATTGAAGAAGAGATGCACACTGTAGTTAAGGAATTAAAAGTAGCAGTAGAAAACAATATACATGTTGATACAGGGGCTTTAAGAGACTCTGTAACAGTAGAAGAGAGTGGAGAGGACTTCTATGTAGGTATTGATGAAGACTTGCTTGTAACTGACCCTAGAAACCCTAGAGGAAGGAATTATGCAAGGTATCATCATGACGGTACTTATAAGACTCCTGCCAACCCTTTCTTGGATAAAGCAATTAATCAGGTAGGTTCAGGATGAAACGGAAGATTTTCACTAACATTAAGAGATGGCTTATTGAATATGGTGTAGACATCCTAGACCTAATTCTAGAGCCTGTAGATGAGATGTCTAGAGACACAACCATTCGTTATGAGAATTTTATGCATGAGCTTAATCGTCATTTCTCTACAGCTCAGTTCTATAAGTCAAATTTCAATGCTCACCTTCCACTATTAACAGTAGATGTATCAAATGTAGGTTACTCTTCACAGTGTTATTGTGAGTATCTAATTACTTTTAAATTCCATTGGACTACAATCTCTGCTGACCAGGAGCTTATCTTAGAGAATACACCTGAAGGTAACTTAGACCTAGAAGATAAAGTAGACAGAAGCCTAAAAACTATGATGTTCTCTAGGTCTTATATTGAGAATGAAGTAGTTTACCGAGACATATTCCAAGACTTACAAAAATTACCTAACTTTGAAGACAAAATTTGTAATGTGGTTAGTATCAGTGACTATCCAGTTACATTTGAACAAGTAGATGATGAGATAAACACTATCTCAAAACAATTTAAAATTACTGTAGGAGAATGTGGATGATTAAAGAACAACCACTAGACCTAGACGCATTTTATGAGTCTAGACAAAAGCTTGCAGGTGAGAATGGTACTATGTACGCTCAACGACAACTTGCAGGAATTAGACAAGTAGTAGCAGAAGCTAAGCTCAACTCTGTAGCTAAAGCAGAAGCTAAAGAAGACAAAAAAGAAAAGAAAGGAGATAAGTAATGACACAAGGTTGTATGCCAAAGCTTACTCATCCTATGTATGGTTATGCTAAGCAAAACAAAAATGAAATCATTGGTGTTAGAGTATCTGAAAAGATTAACTACTACACCGAGCTTTCAACTAAGAACTATCGTGAAATTACTAAGGGTGAGTTCCAATCATTTGATGCCTTGACTACACCTGAAGACATGATTAGATGTAATGAGAAAGCATGTCACATGACAGGTACACTTTATGTGAAACCAGTTGAAGGTGAAGCTACAGTTACCTATGACATCCGTGGTGATTACACTAAAGCAGGTTTTGGATTCCATTACTTGTATGTTACTTTCCTTGGTTCAGATACAGTTACAGTTGAAGCTAAAGTTTCAGACTTGCATGATGTAGAAGGTAAAAACTCTTACACATACGCTGTAGAACTTACAGGAGCAGGTCTAGCTACAGATGTGTTCCAAGTAGCACAATTTGACTTTGCTAACCCACTGTCAATTAAATCTCAAACAGGTACAGGATGGGTTCCTTCAGAAGATGGTATCCATGTAGAGTACACTATCAAGCACAAAGACAAGGCTGATGCTCTTGTAAAAGAACCATTTGGTATCTCATCTATCAAGACTATTGCTTGTAAGAATGAGCTTCATAAGTCTGATAATGTGCTTATCTCATGTTTGGAATCATTCACTCATGACATCTCACTTGGTGCTTCAGATGCTAGATGTTTCGGTTCAGGATATGACCCTTCATCTACTGAAATCACTACAAGTATTTCAGGTGCTACTCGTTCACTTAATGACTTCTGGTTGAATCCATTGGAGTCTAAAGGTGGAACTATTGTAGCTGGTATCCCAACTACAAGAGTGTTTACTGTTAAAGGTAAAACTGTTAATGGTACTGAGTATGGTTACATTGAACTTGCTGACTTGTATCCAACTTGTAACTCAGTAATTATCTCTCTTGGAGAGAACTGTAACGGTGTATATCTTGAACCACTTCAAGTACCATCTGTAACTCCTGTAGACCCTAATGAGTTTGTAGCTATCTCAAATGTTAAGGCTCAGGACTTTGGTACAGTGTATGTCAATAAGAAATACATCAATCGTGAAGTATTGGTTACTTATGATGCTGAAAAAGAAGTAGAACACTTTGAAGCTAATGAAGACCGTCTTGATTCATTTGAAGCTGAGTTCACAGTACCTCGTGTAGCTACTAATGGTAAACGTGAATACCTCAGATTCTATGGTATCATCACTTCACACTCAGAAGAGTTCAACAACTCAGATGAAGTCAACTTGTCACTAGAAGTTACCTTTGTTCGTAGAAATGGTAAATTCTATGACCGTTATGTAGAAGCTTAAGAAAGAGGTAGAGTATGGCTCAAAGGCAATTAAGGGTACAAGTTACCTCCCAGGTAGATAAGAGCCTTACTGACCTTCTGAGCAAGTTAGATAAGTATTCTAGAGGTACTACTACTATAAATGTTAAGGCAGTAACAAACAGTAAGGATGTTATTGCCTTATTTAATACTGTCAATAAACTTAAAAACAAACGTGTTAGAGTTGATGTTGACAGTAATGGTAATAAGGTACTTAAGGTACAAAAAGACTTGCTAGCTCTTAAGAATAAGACAGTAAGTGTTAAGGTAGATGCAGATACTAGAAGCATTACTAAGGTATCCTCAGACCTTAATGGTCTTAAGGGTAAAACCTTTAAAGTAAATGCTGACTTATCAGGTATCAATAAAGCTAAAAGTGATATTGATGCTATTGATGATAAGGTCAATAAGAATAGAACTGTCAAGATTCATGGTGATACATCAGGTCTTACAGCTATCTCTAATGCCTTAGATAGCATTTCTAGTAAAGTATTGGCTCTATCTGCTAGGGGAGCTTTGAACATTGGTAAAAGCTTTGCTAAAGACGCAGGAGAGCTCTATGATGCTCAGAATGAATTTGTAAACAACATGAGGTCACTAGACAATCCTCTTAGTGACAAAGAAATCAACTCAACACTTAAAAACCTCTCTAAATATGGGGCACAAACTAAGTACAATGTAGCTGAGCTTACTAACTTGGCAGGTGCATTAAAAGGGGCAGGATTTGATAAGGAGTTTGGAGGTTTTGATAACCTAACTAAAAACCTTGCTAATATCTCAGCCCTTGCTAGTAGCCCTTCTAATGCCTTAAAACGTGTATCTACACAGATTAAACAGATGTCTTTAGATGGTAAAGTCTTAGCAAGAGACTGGAATCCTATCAGAGATGCTATTGGTGGTACAGCTACACAAAAAGTTGTTCAGAAGTTTAAAGATGAATATGGTTTTGATAACCTAGCTGATGCCATGAAAGAAGGTAAGGTACTAGGTAGAGACTTCATCAAGGTATTGAATGAAGTAGGTCAAGACCCTGCCTTGTTAAAGGCTGCAACAAACACTAAGACACTTAAATCAGCTTGGGAGAACATGAGAGAATCCCTTACTGTAGGTCTTGTAGGTACTCCTTTTGAACCAGGAGCTTTAACACCTGCTATTGATGGACTAGTTAAGTTAATGAATACAGTATCAGAGAATGGTGATGTTATTCAGAACTTTGTAAGTAAAGGTGTAGGTAAAGCCATGTCACTCTTTAAAGACATGTTTGGAGAGTTTGACTTTAAACAAGGTCTCAAAGACTTTGTAACTTACCTTGCTCCTATTGGTAAGGGAATTGAATTACTAGCTAAAGGCTTTGCTAAAATTAATAATCATGGTAAGAATACTGGTAAGATTCTTGGTGGTATTATTACTGCTTCTGCAGGTTGGTTAGTAGTATCTAAGATGGCTCGTTCTGTAAGGGCATTATCAAGCACTCTAGGGCTGTTAAAGAACTTTAAGAACCCTTTCAGTAGGGGAGGAAGTAGTGGCTCAGGAGGGGCTTCTAGTGGCTCTACAAGCCTATTAGGAGGTCTTACTAAGTCACTAGGAGACTCAGCTAAGATGTTAGCCTTTGCAGGTTCTATTAAACTTATTGCTAGTGCCTTTAAAGACATTAGTAATACTGACATGGACTTTACTGAAGCTACAGTTAAAGTAGGTACTATGGTAACTATGGTATCTGCTATGGCAGGCTACGCTGTAGTTTTAGGTAAAATACTTCAACGTAAAGAACTAGGTAAGGACTTACTTATAGGTGCTACTGCTATTGCAGGAGTAGTTACTGGTATGCTTCTTATGGCTAAGACAATGGAACAGCTTAACAATGTCAAGTTTGATACAGGTAAAGTGTATGGTACTGTGTTAGCTATGAATGGTCTTGTTGTTATAGTTGGTCTTATTGCTACTACTATTGGTGCTTTGATGGTAGCTACAGAAGGTATTGGTGCTTTAGCTCTAGGAGCAGGGTTAGTATCAATGTTAGCTATATCAGGTACTATGGTAGTAGTTGCTAAAGCTATGGAGTCTGTAGCTAAGACTGTAGCTAGAATCAATAAAGTTAAATTACCTAATGCAGGTACTTTCGGTAAGAAGATGGTTAACTTTACAGCTCTTGTTACTGAGATGAGCATGGCTAGTGCTATTAGTGGTAATATATCTACTCTAGCTCTATTACCATCTATCTTTGGTACTATTAGTAACTTAGCACAAGCTATCCAAGTTGAAAGTATCATCCTTTTAGCAAACCAACTTACCAAGCTACAAGGTAGTGTTAAGAATATTCCTGACAAGTCTAAGTTCAAAGATACTGTCAAGAAACTTAAGAACATGACTGAGCTTATTAATGAGCTTAGTTCAGTTAGTGGTGGAGGTATTAAGAACCCTGTAGATGCTCTTAAATCTATTGGTAATACATTCAGTAATATTGTTAAAGGTTTTGAAGTAAACTCTCTATCTGATAATGTTACTAAGGTAGCTAACTTAATTGCTACACTAAGTAGATTCAATATGCCTGATGGTATATCAGGTCTAAAGAATAAGCTTAAGAATATTGCCAATATCCAAAAGACATTGGAAAGTGCTTTTGCTGACATCTCTGTAGAGGATGGAGGTAAGTTTAATTACTCAGACATCTTTACTCATCTTAATAACTCTATTGCTTCTATGCTCAAAGGTTGGGAAACAAGTAATAATACTAAGATGGTAGAGAAACTTGTTAAGTTTATTAATGAGATTCAAAGTGTAGAGATTCCTGATAATGTAGACCCTATTAAGACTCAACTAGAGAAACTAGGTCAAGTACAGAAAGCACTTAGCCAAGCATTTGCTACATATTCTGCAGGTAATATCTCTGTTACTGACCCTATATTCACTTCTATAAGTGCTTTAGGTACATTCTTTGATAACTTAGCTACAAGCAATCTTATCAGTACAGTTAAGAAGCTTACTAAGTTCATTGAGGATATTAACTCAGTAGAAGTACCTTCTGACACATCTGCTATTGATGAAAAGATTAGTAATTTAACTAATGTCATGAATAGCCTTAAGAAGCTAGGTAATGAGTCTTGGATTGATTCTATTAATGTATTCAGTAAAGCTTTAGATGCTGTAGGTTCTGCTTTAGATGCCAATACATTAGATTCTAAGCTTAAGTCATTCAATAAACTACTAGACTTTATTAAGAAGCTTAGTAACCTTAAGTTAGATGATTCAGGTCTTGAATCTTTAGAAACTAAGATAGAGAACCTTAAGAAGGCACTACAAAAAGTAAGTGACTTTAAAGTACCTACACCTCCTGATATTAGTGGTGATACACTTAAAGGATTTGAAAACTTTAAAAAGCTATCTGATAAAATTAAAGATATTGTTGAAAGTCTTAACAGTATTCCTGATGGACTTGACATCTCAACTAAGATTGAATCAGTTAAAAATGCTTTAGATAAAATTGGTGAACTTGCTACACTTAACATCTTTGGTAAAGATACACCTTTCAATAAGGATGTAACATCCAATATCAAGAGTGTAACTGAGTTTACAAGTAAGCTTAGTAGCATTGCTTCATCACTTAATGAGATTAACTCAATAGAAGACCTTAGTGGTATTCCTGCTAAGATTGAACAGTTAAGACAAGCACTTCAATCAATCACCCAGGCAGGTGAAAACGGTGGAAGTTTAATGTCTATGTTTGATGCCTTTAAAGGTAAATCAGATTATGGTAAACTAGCAGAAGAAGCAAGTAATATGATTAATTCACTTAAGACTATTGCTGATGCTCTATCTCAGATTCCTGACTTGATTAACATTGAAGGTAGTGGTATTGAAACACGTGTAGCTAAGATTCAATCAGTTCTAAAATCATTAACTGATAGTGACACAGGAAGCTTTATCCAAGACATTGGTAAGCTTGCTAAAGTATCTGAAGCTGTAGGTCAAGTAACCTCTGTAGTTAATAGCTTTAAGACAATGGCAGAAACACTCATGACAATCCCAGACCTAATCAATGTAGAAGGTTCAGGTATTGAAACAAGAGTTGCTAAGATTAAATCTGTACTTCAGTCTCTTGCTTCTTCAGATGATTCAGGCTTAACTACAAGCTTGCAAAACATTCAGAAGCTATCATCTAATATTATGTCTGCAGTACAAGCAGTCAATAATATCTTGATTATTGCTAACGCTATTAATCAATTCCCTGAAGTAAATGCTGATAACTTCAACAATAGTATTAATGCTATTAAGACAGCTATTGAGAGTCTTTCAGGTATCAATGATAATGATGCTATTGTTGGTAACTTAACCAACATCTTAAACACTATCAATCAGATACAAAATGCTCTAGCTCAGTTTGCTTCAATGGCTTCATCACTAGGTCAACAATCAGGAAGTAACTTCTCTAATGGTTTTGTATCAGGATTAGGAAGTAGGATTGTTGATAAGATGAATGAGCAAAAGAATCAAATTGAGAACCTTGGTTGGGAAGCTTTAGGTGCTTCAATCTCTAGCAAGATTGCTAATGGATTTGATGTAAGTTCTGTACTTAATAAAATCCAACAAATTCAATCAGCTATTGATTCTCTTAGAGGTAAGACAGTTGATATTACTATCAATGAAACTACAGTTAAGAGTACCAAGAAGAGACAGCATGGAGGTATTATTCCTGAGTACCACTCTACAGGTGGTGTAGTAGGTAGAAGAAGCTTTGCTTCACTAGGTACTGATACTATTCCTGCTATGTTAACTGCAGGTGAGTATGTACTTAAACGTTCAGTATCATCCATGCTAGGTAAGCAATTCCTTGATAACCTAAATCAAATGAATCTTACACAAGCTCTCAAAGCTCTAGCAGGACGTACAGGACACTCTGTAGTTAATAATACTACTAACAACATTACTCAGAATGTAGATAATAAAGCTTCATTCATCAATGGTTTGAGTGAAATTAAGGGGGTAGTTAGACCATGACAACATGTTTAGGTGCTAGGTCAACTTCAGACTTTGTAGCTAGACCTAGAAGGTTCATTCAATACAATGACCTAGTGTTTAGTGGTACTGAAGCTATTAACTCTAGTCCTTCAGAAACAATAACTACTAAGTATGAAACTACAGAGTACATGTTTAGGAATGGTAGTTATTGGAAGATTACAGGAGACCAAGTTCTCCTTAAAGATGATAAGATTACTCTAGACATCTCTATCAAAACTACAGATTGGGATATGATTAATATCCAAGCTCACCAAGACTTCATTAAGGATAACTTATTGACAGTAGGTAAGCTGTGGGCTATTGATACTGGAGGTCAGCTTATATGGTGTAATGCCATCCTTGACTCTTATACACCTACTTATGAGTGGACTATGAGAGACAACGGATACTTAAGCTTCCAGGTAGCTTTTACTAACCCTGATGCAGTATGGCACAAGGCAGATGGATATACTACTTTCCTTCTTCCTTACGCTGACTGTAACTTTGTTAACATGATAGCTAGTTGTTTCCAAAACTCTACATGTCAAGCTTTCTGTCAGACTTCACGAACCTTAAATGGTACTTGTGAAGACTGTGCTAAAGATTGCTGTGAGCTATCTAAAGCTATTTCTCTATGTGAAGTCCAAGGGGATGTATGGTTAAGTTTCTATCAGAAATGTAATAGTGATTACCGTATCATTCATAACTGTGAACTAGGTAGAGAAAGGTTTGGTAATGAAAGACTTTGGGGTGAATCTCACTGTGATGCTTGTGTGGATGGTGCTTGGTCTACTAAGTTCTATTCAGACACTGTAGTTGAGTCTAGAGATGTAACAATTACTCTACAAGGTAAATTTAAAGACCCTAGAATCATGATTAATGATACTATGGTTAAGCTTAAAGGTACTTATGACCAAGGTTATCTGTCTATTTCAAGCACTGGTTTAGTTCAGTCATTTAGCTGTCCTACAGATGCTTTATGTGGAGAAGCTGAAGTTGTAAGTAATGAGAATCTAACACTGTGTGACAATGTATGGTGGCATATCAAGAGAGGATATAATATTATCTCAGTTGATGGTGTTACCTCAGAATCATTCTGTGTATTTATTGACTATGAAAGGTTGACTATCTAATGAACAAACAATCATCAGTAGGACTTACAGAAGAACTACTTACCAATCTAATCAACACTGTAGCTCTCGAATACCACTTTAGAATTACTGTAGAAAAGTATTATTCATTGCTCTATGTTAAAGGCACATCAGATGAAGCTGTGAGAGCCTCTCTAACAAAGAAACTGCAGTTTGCGAAGGAAACACTGGAGAGAACTACAGAACAGCGTAGAAGCGTTATGAGAGCCTTACAAAGCCTTTCTACCGAGGATGCTAACCCTGACTTGTGGTGTTCGCTTAAACATGCTTCAGTTCAAATGATTACTGCTTTTGAAGCTTGGCAAGTAGACATGAATAATGCAGAGGTAGAAGAAATCTATCACTCTGCAGTAGAGTTATTCAATGTAGTTGTAGCAGGATTCTTAGGATTCTACCCTCAACCATGTAGTGCTTGCTTTGCTGACTCTATCCGTTCTCAGGAAGAGATGAATGAAATCATGTCTAATGTAGAATCTAAGAAAGATGATATGTCTGAAGAAGCTGTAATGGCTAGAGCTGTGGAGGTGTTTGGAAATGTCCCTGACTCTGTATTGGAAACCGACTAAGGACACTAGACACTACATTACTAATGATGTATTCCTAGGAAACAATATTAGTGTAAGTCATAAAATTATGGATACACCTAGTATTAGTTTCCAACTTCCTACTGAAGTGCTGATGAATAGTCCTATTCCTGATGCACAATTTGAGTTTGTTCTAACCTTTGATAATGGTCATATCTTTCACGGTATTACTGAAAGAATTGATTCAGACCATGTTACTGGTGTTACTACTATTCAGGCAGTGCATGTAGCTACTGAACTTCAACACAGAAGAGTACCTACAAACTATGCCATCAAAGAACTTACACTAGGTGAGATATATACTTATGATGAGTATATTAGACCTGCTTCAATGGGTGAAGGTGGAGAGATTATCTCAAACCAAAAACCTAGAGAAGAAGATAAGAAAGATGGTACTGAGCCTGAAGAAAAGAAAGTAACTAAGACTGGTAATAAGACCATCAACACTGTAGTTAATGAAGATGGTAGTAGAACTAAGACAACTACTTATGAGATGTCAGATGGTACTACCAGGGAAGTAGTCAGTCACATCACTAAGGTAGTTACTGGTAAAGGAGCTTATGTTCAAACTACAGTAACTACTAGACCTGATGGTACTGTTACTACTACAGTAACTACTAAAGATGGTTATAATAAAGGTAAGACTGAAGTAACTACTGAAAAGCCTAAAGAGGACAAGGATGTAGATAAGGGTGACAATACTACTAAAGACGATGGTATCTCAGTAAACTATGTTGAGTTATCTAAGCTTAGTGGTATGTTTAATGATGAGAATTGGACGTATAAGTTCACTGAAGAAGGTACAGATGATATTGTTATCACCTACCTATTCTCTAACCAGGATAAGCTACAAGCTCTCACAGATGTTTGTAAGCAAACTGAGGATGTATTTTGGAGAGTATCACTTACTGAAGAAAGAACTATTGAGATTGGTAGGTTTGGTCAGTATAAAGAGTTAATGGTTAATGAAACTAACTTGTTAGGTAATGAATTAGTAACTCAAAGAGACTTCACCACAATCACTAACTATGGTATCTATCTTACAGATAAGTCAGACTCAGGTACTACTACTCTTACTCTTAGGGATGTCTACAATAGACCTTACCTACAGAATCCAGACTTTCCTGTTATCCTTACTGGTGAGGAAGTAAATACTGAGCGTAGTTATGACTATATTGACTTAATTCCTTTTGGAGCTAACAATAATGGTGACTATGCTGTACTAGATAAAGAAGGTCTAGCTCTTGAAGCAGGTAGAGTATATGAGCAATCATTCACATCTAATGATGTCCAACCTGTAGCTAACAACAATAAAGAGCTATCAGATGAAGACCGTCTTGTAGCTAGTAGACAACTCTATACACAAGCAGTAAGAAAACTCATCCACAGTAGAAGAAAAGTAGGATATACGTTTGATATTAAAGACTTACCTAATAACTACAATGTAGGAGATAAAGTAAGACTTACATTTGTAGACAGACTACTTAAATCTGAGAAGTGTTCTAAATACTTCAAGAAAGTAATGTCTAAAGATGATTACTTCTACATCTCAGAGATTCTAGTTACTACTACCTATGATGGATTCACAAGCTTTAAATTAACAGTAGAGAAATACTTATATAACGATAAGGAGGTATAGATGCAGACAGAAGCACAGAAGCTCTTAAATGCAGTCAATTCATCTACAGAGAGATGGAGAAGACAAGGGTTTCAAAGAAGGTTCTCAGTAACCGACTTGCATGGTATTGAGTATCAATCAGTAATGACAAGTAATGTTCCTGCTCAGTTCTATACATCAATCTCTTATGACTTTGATAAGTTTGCTCATTGGTGGTTTAAAATCATTGTTAGACCTTATGGAGTAAAGACAGGACTCAAAGAAGGTGGTTCTACTAAAGGGTCAGCCTTTGGTGGTGATAAGAAGTATACTGGTGGTGATATTACCTATGGTGGTAATACACTTCCTGCAAGTTTAGTACAAACTATCCTTGATGGATGTGCTAAATACAATCTACTTCCTTCAGGTGTTATTGTCCAACTTTATATTGAGTCTAACTGGGGTAACTCAGCAGTAGCTAAAGCAGATAATAACTGGGGTGGTATTACTGGTACTGCAGGTACTAGACCTTCAGGTGTTGTAGTTACTACAGGTAGTGCTAGACCTTCTAACGAAGGTGGTACATATATGCACTTTGCTTCTGTAGATGATTTCCTTATTGACTACATGTATTTGCTAGCTGAACAAACTGCAGGTAACAACCAAAAGATGTATAATGTCCAAGGTAAAACTACATTTGATGAGTTTATGAAAGGACTCTTTCAAATTGGTGGAGCTTTGTTTGACTATGCTGCCGCAGGGTATGCTTCTTACTACTCTTTAGCAAATGATGTAAGGTCAGGTATTAACTCAAACAATGATAATATACTTGATAAGATTGATGCACAGTTACTTCAACCTACAAATGCTTCAGATGGTTCTAATGGATACTATGACCTTATTGATGGTAATGCCTTTGGAGACATCATTAGAAGCCATTGGGATGGAGCTACAGGTGCATGGCAGCCTCATGTAGCTAGAGTTAAAAGAGCCATAGCTATTGCTACAAATACACCTGAAGAACAGTTCATTACTTACCCAGGACATCAACCAGACCAATCACTAGCAGTAGACTTCATGACTAATGATAACTATAGACTTGGTGATACTATTGCAGGTTTTGTTATTGAGAACATGGATGAACTTAATATTGACTACGTTATCTGGGGTCAGAAGTTCTTCATGAATGTCAATAATATCTATGGACCTGCTAGGGTATGGAGCTTAATGCCTGATAGAGGTAATAAGACTCAGAACCATGGAGACCATGTTCACATCTCATTTAAGCCTACTGATAGCATGAATACTGGTACTGTATTCCACTCATCAGGTGGAGGTGGACAATCAGATGGTAATAATAACCGTGGTTCAGGGATGTCTGACTTTGGTGGTATTGTTGGTACTGCTAGTAGTGGTGAACCTAATGGAGCTACAGGAGAGGTACAGACAGCTACAGAGACTATGAAGGTACTTGGTGAATTAGATTCACTTAAAGGTACTACACTAGGTAATGGTGAGTGTTATGGTCTTGTAGCTTGGTACTCAATGAAACTAGGTGGTGTAGGTCTAGGTGGTGGTATTACTGGTATTACTCATGCTATAGGTGATACTCTATCAGCTAGTAACATTGGTGTTGGTTATGATTGGAATGCTGTAGGATGGAAGGTAGTACCTACATCTAGGGAAGCTATGAAGGTTGGTGCTATCTTTACTGAAACCAATCAATATAGTCCTTATGGACACACTGGTGTTATTAAAGCTATTAATGGTGACACAGTAACTACTTTAGAGCAGAATGTATCAGGTCAAAGGTTTGTAGTTGAGAGACAGAGAACAATGGATGATATGCTCAGTGGTGGTAGACACCTTATCTATCCTCCTGAAGTAGCAGGTGGTAAGAGTATTGGTAACACTGATGGCTCACTTACTAGGAATTATGTAGCTAAGTTTGCAGGAGACATCAAAGTTAAGATTGACGGTATTGACTTTACACCTATGTTTAAAGCTCAATATGATGGTAAATGGATTGACAAATACTCAGTATTCCCAGATGACAAACCTAACCACGGTTATGATGTTATGCTAGGAGCTACAGCACTTACTGAAGAACAACAAAAGAAAATCTTTAGAAGTGGTGAGCATCTAGTAGAAATTACTGGTTCAATGCAAGCAGATGTTATTTTAAGAACCTATCTTAAATATAATCACTTAAACTAGGAGCAACAATGAATTACACCAATATCCTTCATAAGAAGTCTCTTAAGCTATCTGTAGTTAATAGACGGATTGACTTACTAGACAAACACTTACTTAATCATCCTGAAGACTATCAAGCAGTTATCTGTATTCTAGCTCTTAGGTCAGAAGCTCTTAGAAGAACTAGGGAGATTAAACAACTTAATTACTTAGCTAAAGTAGAATTATATAAATAAAGGAGGTACACCGTATGTGTACAAACTGTGGATGTAATAGCTGTAATGAATGCAATGAATGTTCAGGACAATATAGCTCTAACTGCAAACCTATTCTTGATGTAAATTGCCTTCCTACACTTGGTAGAACTTCAAGACATTACTTGTATCGTACACCTGACTCTAAGTTGTGGTATGCAAATGCTAACTGTACTGCATGGCTTGAATTGACAAGAGATGAAGCTACAGAAACTAATAAGCTTAATGTTCTTCTAGACTTGACTAATAGAGTTATTGAAGTAGAAAAAGCTCTTAAAGCTAAGAATGATGAAAAACCATCTGACAAAGAAGATAAACCTACTGATAAAGATAAGACCCTCTCAGAAGCCCTAGAAGCCCTTAAAAAGGAGCTTGAAGGTAAGGCTAGTGTAACAGGACTAGAGGAAGTAAACAAAGCCGTAGAGAAGCTCTCAGATGCCTTAAACGCTAAAGAGGATAAAGACACTATCTATGATGATTCTGAAATTAAGAAAGCTCTTGAAGAAGTAAAAGCAACTGTAGCTAAGCTTGAAACCAAAGAAGATAAAGATACTATCTTTGACCCTTCAGGATTGGAAGCTAGACTTACTTCTGTTTCAGAAAGACTTACTACTCTAGAATCTACAGTAGAGACACTTAGGGTAGCTAAAGAATCTCTAGAAGCTAGAGTTGCTTACCTTGAAGAACAAAGTAGACATGATAATGACCACTTGTAATGGAGATAACTAATGGCTATTAAAATTAAAAGAGAAGAGAGAGAAGACAACTTTCCTCTCATCACTGTAACTGACACTAGACCTTATCTTAATTGGACTTATGAAGGTAGTCTTGAAACAGATGATATGGTTAAGGATGTACTTAAACTACAGAACACTCCTTCATACAATGAGACTATTAATTCAGTCCTACTCTATGCTCCTTTCCTATATGGTACTCAGTGGGCAAGTTTAATTAATCTCTTTAACCAACCTATTGTAGGTGAGACTTATGGTGTAGGTGCTATGTTTAAACTAGAAAACCCTGACTATAAAGATACTCAAGGGGAAACTAAGTTTGGTCTAGTAACTGTCAACAAACCATTGACAATTCAAAAAGATGTTTCCTGGGAATCACTTAAAGATTATAATGACAATGGTATTGTCTCTATGATTAACTACAGTGATATTGAGCGTAAATAGGAGGTACTAAATGGGTGACTGTATTTCATGGTGTAACCCTGTATTTAAAAGGGTAGAAGCACTGCCTGACCTAGACTATGCAACTAGAAACCATGCCTATATCATGCCTGACAATAAAGCTTATATCCTTAATGAAAATGGTGATGGCTTTACTGAATTAACATCTACAGCAACTACAGGAGGTACTTCTTATGATGATAAACCTCTTGTAGCTAGAGTAGAAAAACTAGAAGCTAAAGAAGATAAAGATACAGTGTATAATGATACTGAGTTGAAAAACCGTGTATCAGCACTAGAAGCTAAAGAAGACAGTGATAAACAAACACTTACTTTGAATGGTACTACACTAAGTATTAGTAATGGTAACTCAGTAGAGATTCCTAAAGGTACTACATACAAGGCAGGTAATGGTATTACTATTACTGAAGATGGTACTATTAACAATTCTGTAGTTGATACCAACACTAAGTATAGACTTAAGTATAATGTAACAGGTACACCTGCAGAGGTTAATTTCACTTCATTAAACCCACAACCAAGTAATTATCCTTTAGCTCCTAATACTATGAAAGTAACAGGTATTAACCATCAGGATGTATTGTCAGCTTCAGAGCTTGTAGTTAAGTTTCCTAAGATTACTTACACAATTTCAGGCAGTGGTTTTGCTAAATCTGAGAAAATAAACCTAGAGGTAGAGTTAGTAATTCCTGTAACTATTATTGGTGATACTACACTTAAAAGTTATGGAACACTAACAACACCTTATGGTAATATCAACATTTCATTTGAAGTCAGAAGAGGTGAGGAAAGTTACTTTGCCTTTAGCTTTGATTTCTTCAAGTTAGATATTAGAGATAGTCTAAATGTATTACCAGAACCAATGCTTAATGTACCAATGTCTATTGATAACATCACAAAAGGTACAATCTTTGGAGCTAACTTTGCAGATGAGTTCATTATTGAAACTAAGGTAGCTGAACCTACACTTATCATCAACCAACTATATTACACACTAGAAGAGGTAACTAACTAATGAAAGAATATGGCATTGTTAAAAGACTTCCTGTAGGTAGTGTTGATAACTCAGTATTAGACTCAATCAATCTTTATCAGTTTGATAATAATGTAGCTATGCTTAAGATTCTATCTGAATATGCTATCTACTGTAACCCTACTGATTTTGCTGATAAAAAAGTATTCTATAGAGGTTTTGTCTATGAATATGCTGATGGTGTATATAGACCTAAAAAGCTTTATGACTTAGATAGACCTAGAGTATTGTTTACCTATGGTAAGACTTACAATAGATATACTGATTCTATTATTTCTGACTCAGACATGTATGGTACTTGGGTAAGGACTAAAGGTACTTATCAAAGTCAATTTGTAGGATTCCTTCATCCATCTAACAAGGCTGTAGCTGATAACTCAGATGCTAAAGCTTATGCAACTATTGACCTCGGTAATGGTAAGTCAGTATCTAAGGTACTAATTAAAAAGAATGAAGCTACAATCACTCTTACAAATAAATAGGAGGTACTAAATGGCTTGTACTGGATGCAATGATTGTGAATGTATTGAAGCTAAAAATAAAAAAGACATTGAAGACAAGCTAAGAGTCCTTCATGACTTAGTATGTGTTATTGCTAACGCTAACTGTATTGACCTTCCTAGAATCCTCTCTAAAGGGTTCTACATGCTATGGTGTATTCTAAGAGATATTCTTAGGATGCAACAAGAGTTAGACCTTACAGTGTTTAAGAAGCGTGATGAGGAACTATGTAGAAAGATTTCAGACTTAGCAGTAGAAGTAGAGAAACAGCTTACTGCTAACAAAGAAAACTCTAGAATCCTCAATGAATATAACACTAAACTAGCTATCTACAATGAAGCTATGGAGACTTACAATAGGAACTACAAGCTATATCAAGATGGTCTAGCAAGCTTTAATAAAGCCAATAAAGACTATGAGACTGCTGTAGCTCAGTATGAAAAAGACAAAGCTAACTATGATAAGCTAAGAAGTGATTATGCTACAGCTCTTGCTAAGTATAATACTGACTTAGAAGCTTACAGAAAAGTTATGGCTGAGTATACTAAAGCTGTAGAGAAGTATAACAGTGATATGGCATCATATAACGCTTCTAACAGCGAGTATGCACGTCTTAAGGCTGAGTATGATAGAAAGCTTAAGGAATACAATGACAAGCTTAGAGAGGCTGAGAAGGCTGAATCTGACTATCAAACAGCTATTGTTGAATATAACAAAGCTATTAAGCAGTGGGAAGCAGGACTTATAGGTAATATTGGGTATACTTTTGAGTTCTCAGAATTAGAGAATACAAATAATGACCTTGAAGATGAGTACACATTTGATAAGAATACTGGTAATTTTACTATTAAGTCTCCTATCAATGATGGTACTGAAAATATTGGTTATTGGGTTCTTAGAGGTAAAGTAGGATTCAATGCTAGCTACAGTGCTATTACTGGTGGTGTAAACATCAAGGCTAATAGTGTTACTATCCAAGAGGTAAGCTATGATAAGGTATCACCTAAAGTAGCTAACTCAAACTTTAGTATCACTTATAAGAAACCTAATGGTGCTGTTATCTGGTCTAAATCATATAGAGGACAATCAGCATTTACACAAGCACTAGATGTTACTTATCCTTTATCACATGACATCAACATTAATCAAGGGCAGTCTCAAAATATTGACTTCCTATTTTATGATGATATGTGGGTTTCAGGTTCTAAGAACAAGGTATCACTTAAGATTACAGCTCCTACTATTTCACTAGATGGTAGACCTAAAGAGCCTACTAAGAGAACTGTAGCTGTACCTGAAAGACCTACAGAACCTGCTACACCTGGTGGAGCTAGACCTGTAGAACCAACTAGACCTACTCAGACAGAACCTGTAAGACCTAATGAGCCTACAGTAACAGAACCTATTAGACCAACACAACCTACAGGAACTAAACCTACAGAACCTATTAAGCCTACAAGACCTGAAGAACCACAACTCTTTGAGGTTAAAGCTATTAGTGTTACTTGTGGAGACTTAACACCTGTACCTAAAGAATTAACAGGAGGTAAATAATGTCTTGCTTAGGACAATGTGGAGATTGTCAATGTGAAAAGATTGATGTCTGTGTAGAGGTAGAACAAAGACAAGATGTAATGGAAAAGAAGCTTAAGGTCTTAAAGGACTATGCTTGTTTACTAGCAAATACATCCTGTGTAGGTCTACCTAAGAGACTAGCTCAATACGCTTACTTCTTATGGTGTTTCCTAAGAGACTTGCTTATTATGGTAGTTAATTTAGATAAGCGTGTAGATAACCTATGTGCTGTAGCTAACTGTCATGAAAAGAAACTAAATGCTCTTGTAGACTTCTTAATTGGTAAGTTAAGTGACAATGTAGAATTATCTATGAAGTCTAACACTACTGTAGTTGAAACTGGTGGAGGACAAACATATAGTGTAGTTAAGACTGACACTAACGGTAATTTTACTATTGTATGGAACATGGTTGATACTGGTGAAGTCGGTGTTGGTAATGTGCATGGTAAAGTTATCCATAGCTACACACCTAATAAAGATGGTTCTATCCATGCTAAAATTAGTGCTATCAGAATTGATAAAATTAAGTATGTCAATAAAGCACCTACTACTCATCACAATGGTAGATTCACTATCTATGATATTGATAACAATGTAGTTTTCCAAAAAGGATATGACCCTGGTCAATCTTGGGAACAAGACATCAATAGAACACTTGAATACAATAAAGAATTTGACCTTAAACCTGAAGGTGGTTCATCTGATGTTATTAAGATGTTATCTACTCTTGATGAGTGGGTATATGCCCCTACTAGAAGTAGTATTACTGCTCAGTATATTAACCACAACCCTAATATTGGATTGCCTACTGACCCTTGTAATGTGCTATGTGGTGCTTGTGATTGGTCTGATGAAAAGATTGCTGAGTGTAAGCAAAAGGAAGAAGAAGAGAAAAAGAAAAAAGAAGAGGACACTAAACCTAAAGAGGACGGTAAGTAGAATTGAATATATCAGTTGATATTTTGATGACTACTGTAGGGGGAGCAGTAACAACTTTATCTACATGTGTAGGTATTTACATGACAATTAAGAAACACTTCAAAGAGAGTAAAGAGGAAAGAGAACAGTTACTTTTATATCAAGCAGATGTTACTAAAACTCTTACTAAGATTACTGAAGATGTTAGAGAATTGGTTATTGAGAATGAAGCTCAACAGAAGCAATTAGAAGCTACTGAGAGCTTCGCTAAGAGCCATTTTAGGATTGGGTTATATAATTCGCTAGTCAATGCTTTAGAGCGTGGTTACACCTATGTAGATGAAGCTACAGAGATTGCTAAGATGTATATCATCTATCATAATAATGGTGGTAATGGTGAAATTAAGATGCTCTATAGTAAGTATGACAAACTAGAAATTAAGGAGGAAAGATACCTTGACAATTAGTAATAAAACTTACGACTTGCTTAAGTTCCTTGCTACTACATTTTTCCCTGCATTGGGAACACTTGTAGGTACTGTAGGTATTGCTGTAGGTTATCCTGAAGCTACAGGTGTTATCGTTACTGTAATTACTGCAGTAGGTACATTCATTGGTGCTTTGGTAGGTCTATCATCAGCTAACTATAATGGGGGGTAAGTAATGAGTTATCAAGACTTTAAAAATACTCACATTGGTAATGGCTATGACATTGATGGTTGGTTTGGAGACCAATGTTGGGATGGTTTTGCAGAATACTGTAACTACTTAGGTGTTCCTGTTATTAACTGTACTGACAGTGGATATGCACAAGACCTATGGACTCAAAGACACAGTAATGGTATCCTAAACTACTTTGATGAAGTAGAAGTAATGCAACCTGGAGATGTAGCTATCTTTGCTGTTACACCATCTACACCTTACTCTCATGTAGCTATCTTTGATAGTGATGCAGGTAATGGATATGGTAACTTCCTTGGACAAAACCAAGGTGGAGAACAAAGAAACCCTAATGGTGGTGGAGTATTCAACATTGTAGCTCTACCTTACTCAGCTACATTTGCTACTGCCTTTAGACCTAAATCAGCTAATAATACTGCAGTAGTTACTAACAACTCAGAACCATCTTCTGTAGTTAGTGGTATGAAGAAAGATGATTACTTCATTGATGTATCAGCTTATCAGCCAGGAGACCTAACAGACATCTGTAATGCTAGTGGTACTAGAAACACTATTATCAAAGTTACTGAAGGTATTGGATGGTTAAGCCCTGTAGTTACTCAACAAACTAATACAAGTAACTGTGTAGGGTATTATCACTTTGCTAGATTTGGTGGAGATGTAGGTTTAGCACAAGCCGAAGCTGACTTCTTTATTAGTAATCTACCAAGTAAGCCTAGATACTTAGTATGTGACTATGAAGATAGTGCAAGTGGTAACGTACAAGCTAACACTGATGCTGTAATTGCCTTTATGGATAAGTGTAAACAAGCAGGCTTTGAACCTATTTACTATAGCTACAAGCCTTATACACTAGCAAATGTCTATATTGGCCAAGTAACATCTAAGTATCCTAATAGTTTGTGGATTGCAGGATACCCTAACTATGAAGTAACACCTACTCCTTATTGGGGTGTATATCCTGGTATGGAACACATGAGATGGTGGCAGTTTACTTCTACTGGTATTGCAGGTGGACTAGATAAGAATATTGTATTGATTGATGATGAAGTAACATCATCTAGCGTAGAAGAAGAGGATGAAAACATGAACTTTGTTGTAAGAAATCAAACTGGTGATAGTGGTTATGTAGCTGTAGTTAACGGTAGAGTGTTTGGTATTGGTGATATGGAAACTGTATTACAACTACAAAATGCAGGAGCTAAACACCTTAATCTTCCTGATGCTGACTTTGGTAGATTCATTGATAGTCAATCAAGAGATGCACAAGAGATTAAGCAAGCTATTGCTGATGCCAATGCTAAAGTGGTAGAAGCTATTGAAAAGATTAAATCTACTTCAGTACAAGATGCTCTTGGTAAAGTTACTATTAAGGGTAACTTGGAAGTATCAAACGAGGGGTAATGATGAAGAAACTACTTGCTACTCTAACTGTTTTACTTGCCCTTGGTGTAGCTACTGTAGCTCATGCAAGTGTAACAAGTAACTATAACCCTGATACTAGGTATAATAGATATGGTTACAATAATGGTACTGAAGGTAGAGTGATTAATCGTTCTACAAGTGGTGCTTTCCTCACTTACTTTGATAACTACAGAGTCTATAACTTTGTTAGTGAGACTAAGAATAGTGATGGTACTGTAACTAGACTATGGCAACCTAAAAAGGATGTAGCTGTTATTACTGACTATAACTCTTTCTCTTATGCTAATGATGGTGCTAAAGTCTATAACTTTGATGAGTTTGGTAATCAATTACCTGAAGAATCAACAGACTTTAAGTCACTAGACTTCCTAGGAGAGTTCAGTATTAACAGTTGGACTGCTTACAGATTTTGGAAATAGTGGTATAATAGGCTTATAGCCACACCACTATAAAATTTAAAGGAGTAAATCACCTCCCCAACTAGGTCAACTGGGTACAATGACTTAGTGGCTATATAAGACCCTTAGAAGACGTTCTAAGGGTCTTTTTGTATACCCTAGTATATTTACCCTAGGAAGCTAGTAGAATTGATTACAGAGCAAATTAGGGCATAATAAAAGGCTATAGAAATTAATCTATAGCCAGTGAAATCTTCTAGTATTTTCTAGAGTTTGAAAAGAGTTTGTTGTTGTTAAATATTTTGCGTTAAATTTTACATTGTATTTTAGTTAGTTTATTAGGGTTGTTCAAGCACTAATTAAACTATAGTGTAATTTATTCTAGTTTTCTTCTAGTGACTTGATACGTTCAAGTCTTTTTTCTGTAGCTTTAGCAATTAAACCAAGCAC